TTTGGACAACTCACGCTGCAGCATGTTTAGCGTTCCAGTCAGTGGCACAAACACGATGACTTTCTCGCCAGCTTCTTCGATCAGTTCCTTGACGAGGTTGATGCGTGGACTACAGTCAAGCTCAACATTTTCTCCTTCGGGGCCGTAAGCCACACCGCAAGCTATTTGTATTAGCTTCTGTATCTTTACTGCTTCGTTGACTGCCGTAATCGCAGCGTTGTTCTGCTTGCCTGTAATGATCTCAGTTATGAAGTGCTTGAGCATCTGCGTGTAGTACTTCTTCTGCATCGGAGAAAGTTCTGCACTGCGTGTCTGGATGATGGTATCCGGGAGGTCAAAGCATTCTTCGCGGGTATATCTAACAGCAGGTTGGAGGATGTGCTTGACGATGTCCGCTGATTCTGGTCGAGGCACAAACTTCCACTGGCTAATCTTCATCATCACCTGTTCGCGAAACGCAGTGTAGGTCTTGGTACAGTGCGGTGAGTTGACCAGCTTGGCTAACGTCCATGCGTCAGTTGGTGCGTTGGGGGTCGGTGTGCCAGTCAGCATCCACAAGTGTGTTGTCGGGTTAGCGTCAATCCACTTCTTGAAGATCCTATACCTGTTGGTGGATGGGTTGCGGTACACAGCTGCCTCGTCGATGACGACGATGTCGAACATGTCGTGGCAGTGCGGGGCGATGATGGGGAACCCGTCATGGTTGATGATGTAGAAGCTGACATCTTGCTTGAGCAGCTTGAGCCTGCGCTCGGCAGTGCCATGAAGTACCACGAAGTTGCGGTGTATAAAGCTGGTGAAGATGCCGTCCGCCCACACACGCTCCAGTGTGGATAGTGGTGAGATGACCAGCACCTTGGCACCGGGCTTGTTCCTCAGTATGTAATCCGCAGCCCAGAGCGTGGACTGCGTCTTGCCTGTGCCGATATCGTTAAGCACCAACGCCCGCTTGTGCAACGTAAGGAACGCTGCAGTTTCCATCTGGTGTTTGTACGGGGTGAACTTACCGGGCCAATCGTAGTAGTGCTTGATCGGGGACGGAGCCTTGATCCCGAGGTTGTTGAGGATCTTCACCTCATCCAACCCATGCGGTGTCAGTACCAGTGGTATGCCGCGAATCTCACAGGCTCTGGCTGTGGGTATGCACTCAAGAACTCGCGCCGGGTTGTTAAGTTTTAGCGCAAGTGTCCTGACCTTCTCGACTACCAACATGTGTCACCATAGCTTGTTTGTTATATAAGCCGTCAACTCTGCCAAGGACGCATCGTCACGAACCAAGAACCACTTACCACCAGCACGTTCGATCTCTGCTTTACACGAAAGTTGTAAAGCCGTGGGCTTGAGCGTGGCGTTAGCTTTACACTCAATGCCCAGAAAGCGACCGTCTATACACGCGACGATGTCCGGTATGCCACCTTTGCCAAACCCGTTGTTGGCAGGGAAGAAGTACCAGACGTTGCAGGCACGGAGCATCTCCGTGACCTTGCGCTTAACCTTGGATTCTGGAGTCTGCGCCATAAGATTTCCCCTGTCAACTACAATGCAGCCGAATCGCAGTCGTGCCGTGCAGGGCAAAACCTGCACAGACCGCTAGGACGGGCGGGCCATACGCCTGCTTCCTGTGCGTCATAGATCCTGCGTATGCGGGTCATGATGTCTGCCCACAACCTGTTGCTGTCAGCACGGACGTACTGCTCGGTGTCCATCTTCATGTCACGAAGCCAGACCAGCGACGTCACGCAACGTTCTATGTCTGGGTAGTGCTTGAATACTTGCGCTGCAAAAATCTGCATCTGAAAGAAGTCTGGCTTGCGCTTGCCAGTCTTCCAGTCCCCGACCACTGCCGTGTTACCACGCAGAACAAGGACATCCAGCTTCGAGCGAAGCCATGCGTCAGGTTCCCACCAACCTGTTGGCGTGAGTGTGTCAGTCAAAACAAGTTCATGCTCTACCAGCAACTCCCCGTCTGGAGCAGCAAGATTCAGGAACGACCGGCACAAGGGTTCGTAGTTCGCCACTTCTTGCGGCAGATCAGTTCCCATGAGCCGCTCTTCCAGCATCTTGTGGATGCGCTCGCCATACTTCGACGCTTCCCCTCCTTGATCCACTACATCTTTCAGGATGCGCTGTCGGTAGTACCGGTAGGCGCAGTTCTCAAACTGACTGATGGAGGAGTACGAGTGGGAAAGTTTCATCTGAATAGCCTACGGTCTACGAGCACAACTTCGGGGTACACGCGCTGCAAGTTGCGGAGCACAGTGTTCAGGTTCCGCGCTCCGAGATACCACTTACGCATGAAGCGGTTGTCATGGTCTTGCGGATAGTCCACCCAGTATACGCCCAGCATGCCGCCAAAATAGAAGTAGGTGAACCCTTCAGCAGTCTCCATAGTTGTTCCCCCTTCCTGATTCACATGCCACAGGTAGCGTGCTCGCCCACACAGGCGGCGTGTTCATGACGGAGATCATGTACCGCTCGGCCTCGTCGGCCTGCTCGTCCGGTACGCAGACAACCAGTTCGTCGTGGACTTGCAAGATCACCCTGTACTTGCGGGCGATGGCCACCATGAACTCGCGGTTGATGATGGCAGCAAGATACTGGATGCAGTTCTCCGTGAACTTGCCACCGTACAGTACTTCCCAGTTGATCGTCGGGTCTACCACACCAGATACTTTTTCGGCGGTGGCTTTCTTGTAATCGCGGGGCTTTGAAACATACTGCACGTTGTTGAGCAGTGAACTAAGTGCGTTGGACGGCTGGCGCAGCAGCGGGTAGGTCATGTATGGATACCCGGACAACCCGATGGTCTTGCCCTTGTACTTCAGCACGCCAGCGACACTGCCCTCGCCATCTGCCAGCATCTGGTTGATCGTGTTGGACAGCACGTTCCACAGTTGCGGGATCTTCCAGTACTTGCGACGGTAAATCTGCACGATGCGCTTGGCCTCGTCCATGGTGACATCCACGCTTACGCCACCAGCGCCTAGCTTCAGGGTCTTCTGCAACTTGATTGCTCCGAGACCGTACCCCAATCCGAGAACGCAGGTCTTGCCTACAAAGCGTTCGATCTTGTCTGCCTTGGTGATCGTCTTGCCGTACACCTCAGTGGCAAACTCCGAGTAGACATCCCGCCCTTCACGGAACGCATCGACCAGATCCTCTTGCCCAGCAAGCCACGCCAGTGTGCGGGCTTCGATCTGGCTGGAGTCGCAAGCGATGATGGTATGCCCAGCCGGCGCAGTAAGTGAACGTCGTATGGTGTTGTTGCCACGTGATGGCAGGTTCTGGAAGTTCATCCCGTCGCCGCCAGTAAGGCGGGTCGTGTGCGCTCCGTAGTTGTTGAGCATGACGGGCATGGCACCGCGCTCTGATGCGTTGATCAGGTTGCGCGTCCGGGTCTCTTCGATAGTGGACTTGACTCCCAGACGGGCAGCCACCAGTGAGGACACACGCTCCTCAGGATGTTCCAGCAAGTCGAGCAAACCCTGATCTGTTTTGGCAAACGCGTAAGTCTGCTCCCCCGAAGAGTTCAGTTTGACCGGTGGGATTACGTCGTAGCGGTACAGTAGATCAGCAAACTTGCCAGTGCTCATCAGGGCCGTCTGTACGTTGGCCTTGTCCACACCTAACTCAGCGGCTACGCGGGACAGGTGGTCATCCTTGCGCTCCAGTACGTCGGCCAGATGATCGGCCAGCAATGACTGATCCAGCACGATCATTGGCTCAGTGAACATCCGCAGCACAGTGTCGATGGCCAGTAGTTCTTTCACTGCCAGCTTACCCTTGAGCTTCTGGAACAGGGCATAGGTCAGTTCGACGTCGTTGCAGCAGTACTCTCCGTACTTGGCAAGTTCCTGTGGCGTGAAGTCCTTGCGCCATTTGCCCAATGCGTTGATGACTTCAGTGCCCTTCTCACCCAGCCCGTAGAAGCTGGACAGCGATGCGAGCGAGCAACTCATGACTTGCGAATGAAGCGGCCTTGCCATGCTCAGGGTGTCGAGCCATAGCTTGGGCTTGATGCCGTACTTCCACGACAGGATGGCACCATCGAACGCTGCGTGGTGACACAGCACGGCATACTTGCTGTAGTCCAGTGAACCTAGGAACTTGCCGGGATTGTTTCCACTGTACCAGTCAGTGGGGCCATCGTTGATCTTGACCCCGACACCAATGACCTCAAACCTACGGTCACGGATGTATGCCTCAGTCGTCATCTTGCTGAGTGAATACTCCTTGTCGTACGCCGTCTCGAAATCTATGGTGATCAGATCCATTACTCACTCCTCTCTCGGATGGCTTTAGCGAAAAACTTCGCCTCGTCTGACCATGCGATGGCCTCGCAGACCTGCGCGTCCTTCTCACACTGGGCAGCGGCGACCAGTTCGGCGAAGCGTTCCAGCATTAAATCGCGGCAGAAGAAATCGTCAAGCCCCGCCTCCCGCGCCATGCGGATGATCTCGTCGCGTGTCATTTCTTTTCCTCCACATCGTCACCGATGCTCACCAGCCAGTCCCGCGCCTCCGTGTCAGCGCGCACGTGGTCATAGACGCACTCAGCCAAGACGGCTTTCAGATGGCCGATCGCAACGCGAGCCGTGGCGCACGCCTCCCGCTCTGCCTCAATCTCCTCTCTCAGCCGCTGAATCTCAGTATCCTTAAACGCGGTGGAATGTGTAACCCTCCAGTTCTCCCATCCAATCTGGATGCTAGCCAAACTAGCCTGCGCCGTATTCCGCTCGGCTCGCAACTGCTTAATCTCCTCACGCTCGGCGGCGGCGACCAGTTCGGCGAAGCGGTAGCGGGTAAACTGTTCGTCCGGCAGGTGCAACATCTGATTCCAAAGCGTGTCGATCTCGTCGCGTGTCATGGCTGCACCTCCCGAATCGCGTCGATGGCTCGCTGCGCTGCCACTTCCCGCGCTGCCACTGCCCGCGCTGCTTCCCGCCTCGCTTCCCGCCTCGCTTCCTCCGCTGCCCACGCCTCCGCTGCCTCCGCCGCTGCCCGCGCTACCTCTGCCGCTGCCCACGCCGCGTCTGCTGCATCCTCCGCTTCCCGCGCTGCCCACGCTGTCCGCTCGCGGAGCATGGTCGCCCACGCCTCGGCGTACTTAGGCGCAGGCTCATGCGCCTCCAGCACCGTCCACATCTCGTCGAGTGTGTTCATCGCAATTTCCTCCCGTAAAAGTACATCGCGTTAGCTCTACCAATATGGTACGGGCCACGCCTACGTATCACGCCCAACTTCCAGAGTTCAAACAACCTGCGCCGCACGGTATGCTTGCGGATGCCCGTGAACTCCGAGATGGATTCGACTGAGTGCTTGCGGGCCATCAGTGCATCGACAATCAATCCTTTCATAACCGGTATGCCGTGCCGGATGTTGGCCTGCAAAATCTCTACCTGCTGCTCAAGCCTGTCGTTCTCTTTCTCTAACTCGTCAATCATCCGCACCAAGTCCCGCATCCGAGCGTGGATCTCTCTGTGCGACAGAGACGTTAGGTCATTCATGGGAGTTAACCCTTGGCAATCTCGCGGTTCAGGTACCACGCTGCCTTCTTGAGATCCTCAAGCCGCGAACCCTTGTGGTCTGCACGACAGACATACTTCACCACGTTGCCGAGATGGTACGAGAGCTTCTGGTCTTCGATGAAGTCGATGACTTCGATCTTCCCAGCCGTGTAGTGCGGCGGATGGTTGACCGTGTCCGGGTTCAGCCGTTCAACGACTTTCTCCAACGTCATGCTCGATGCCTTGGGCAGCTTGACCGAGATGGCCTTCTTCATGTTGCTGCGGATGACATAGACATACGCTGCAGATACCTTGGCCGCCTTCATGATCATCTGAGTATCGCGGCCCCCCCGGATCATTCTTTCGATCTGTTCTCTCTTGGTCATACATCTTTCCTCTTGTTAGTAATGACTTTCCAAATACCAGCTTTGTTTACGACGAGACCATAGAAGCCAAAGCTGGAGACGGGGTGGCACGAACCACCACCCCCAAAGTGTTTCATCCATGAAGCAGGGTTAACAAACACCTGCTTGCAAGTGTGGCATCGTCGCTTGCGTACAGGCTTAACTGCCATACCGCCACGACTCTAACTCGTTGATGCGTTCCCGCAGGAACCTGATATGTGCTGCTGCTTCATGGGCTATACGCCCAAGGGGGAGATACTCCTCCCCCACGGCAACTACAGCATCACGGTGCAGCAACTCCAGTGCCCGAAGAATCTGCTGCTCTGTGTTCGTAGACTCCATATGCCCTCCTAAGTGTACGGTCTTCTGCTTTGATTATCTTGTCAAAGCCTGTGACAACATCTTTTGATTTATGTCTCCCGCCGTGATGCAGGAAGAACGAGATCAGTACTGGCGGATATTGCATCTTGGTAAGGTCTTTAGTCAATACTGTCTTGACCATGTATGGCAAATCTACACTGTATATGGCGGGGTCTCGCCATGTGCTGTTGTATACACCCATTTTTGCCCGCACTGCCAGCATGTAACGATAGTCTTTTATCGCCTTGAGATACGCCTTACGCTTCTCTTCGTTGACCACCTCGACTATTGCGTTGGTGAACTCGCGAGTCTCGCAGTCCATGACCAGACCTTCATAGTACTGCACCTCTTTAGTCTTGCTAGTTACCGAATATTTGTGAGTACCACGGTTGGTAAATGTAACGCGACATACTTTGTAGAACGGGTCGCCAATCGTCATGGCACAGTATGAGAGAGTGCGCTCTGGCATGATGAACTCGATGGTGTTATCAGGACGGAACCGCAAGATATCATCATGCGCTCTGATGCTAAGTGTCAGAGTGTCGTTATCTGATTCTCTGAGAAGTCCCCATGAACGAACCGGCCTACAAATCCTTGGGTCGCTACTAGAGTAGGGCAGACGGCCACGGGAGATGAACTCCCGGGCCGCCTTGTAGCTGGTCAATACTACCTTTGCAGCTGGCATCATTTCACCATCTTGGCAATCGCAGCGAGCGATACGATGCGGTTGGTGTCTACTTCAGACAGGTCAGGTTTGTTGCCAGCGGGTCTCTCCTTGATGGTCTTGTGCCTCGCCTTGATCTCCTCGGGCAGGAAATCCCACAATGCAGGGCAAGCCTTCAGTGCCGGAGCCAGAGTAGTGAACTGCTTGAGTACAGACCCAAGGCCCTCCGCCAGATCATTCATCATCTTGTCTGCCCGCTCTATACCCTCATTGCGGTTCTTCGCCAAGGCAAGCAACTCCTCGTCAAACGGATCGCCCGCTGTCAGGACGTACTTCACCCCGGATCCATAGTTGCCATTGCGCAACAGCTTGCCCTTGGATCCTGATAATGCTTCAGGAGACGGCATGATCCGGGGAGTGGAGAACATAACCGTCTGGGAGTTTTTTACGGCGAGGTACGGAAGCCCTGTGCCGGAGATTGCATGAGGGGTAACTAAGATTTCCAAGTCCATGCCGTTCCAAGTTTGGAACATCCAGCTAGG